GATTATTAATATAATAATCACCCCCATCATCTGCTGTATTTCCAATAGAAACTTCAACGTCAGCATCAATCATTACAGGATATACAACTTCTGTAGATTCAGACTTAACTCTGGTTTGTGGGTCACGAACTACAACTTTTACTTCAAATGTTTGAATTAAATCATATGACTTTATATCTTTTCCAGTTGAAGTTGAGGTAGATTTATCTTCTACCCCTTTTACTTTAGATTGAATAGATGGTTTACCAGATGCATCTCTACCAACTATTTTATCAACTACATTTAATTCTTTCTTTTCTAAATCATCTTCTATAACTGTAAATGTAATATCTTTGGCAGCTTGAGCAGTCTTTAATACTTTCCAACAACGAACTCTATAACCTCTAAACTCAATAAAGAAATCAACATCTTTAGCAATATCATTCCATCTAGCAACATTTCCTTCAATTACAGGAGTTGAATATGAGATTAAATCTTGTCCAATTGATTTTAATTTAACATCAATTCTTGAACCATCTTTTCTTGAAGTAACAGAATAACCAATATCACCTGTAAGTAATTGTGCTTTATATATATTTTTATCAATTCTTCCGTTAGAGATATTAAGATCAATCTCTTGCCAATCACCCTGGTCATCTTTGTAATGAATAGGAGTTCTTGTTGCTGCTAATGTAAACGAACCATTCCCTTTATCAAAAGTTTTGGAGCATTCTTGTCGAAGATCTATAACTTCAGTATAGAGTTCTGCTAATTTTTTATATTCCAGGGATCAATTCCTCCGATTTGAATCTATTTTTATCTGGGTCAACAAGGGCAACAGCTTCATCAATATAAACATCTGTATTGATAAATTCTGCTATACCTTCAATTATTGGTCTTGGTTTTTTAAGTAATTCATTGTAATTGACTTCAAGAAAATCTATTTTATGTTCACGCAACCTAACTCTTTGAGTTGCAAGTGCTGATCTTAAATAAGCAACATCAACTCCGCTTGGTTTATAATATGCCATTTGACTCTGGCGTATTTCTTCAACATCTCTGCTCATAAATACAACCTTACAGGGATACTTTCTTAATATCTCCCAACGTATACCTTGAACTGGTATGATCATTTTACATCCTGAATATGGTTGTTGAAATATCTTCATCATATATGTGAATTGATCTTCAGTTATTTCAAAGAATCCTTCTGGGTTTGCATGATAATCACCATACTTCTTTTCAAACCTTTCATCTGTTGCTTTCTTTTTATCCTCAAACTCTGACGTATGGATCATATTGACTCCAAGTTTTTGTAATATGTTTGTGGTCAGAGAGGTGCCTGACCTTGGTAGACCGAGAAGGAAGACATTGAACAAGCGATCTCTCTCGACTATATCATCGTCTATTTCTTTGAATTGAATGTTTAATACTGTTGCCATAAGTCACTCCTTATTATATTACAAATTCCATAGTTAGAGTGCATCTGATTTGCCACAGATTATCAAATACAGGTGTTTTTGTAATGTTATCTGCTGAATACACTTTAACTTGGGACTCGTAAGGCATTGTAGTTTGGAAATAATACTGTCTTCCATCCTTTGTAGCTAGCAATATATCTTCTAATTCATCTGCTAACGCTTTAGTCATAGGCACAAATTCAGTATCCCATTGTTCTTTCAATGCTACATAACCATCACCTGTTATTTGTTTATAACCATCACCAAATATTGTCTTCTTGATATATGGCGTTATTGTTTTAGTAGTATTCTTGGTCATTTTATATGTATCTTCATCTAATACAGTTACAGATGCAGATGATGAACTTGTGCTCGAACTTGATACACTTGAACTGGACTCTGACTCTGAACTAGATGATTCAGAACTTGAACTTGTGCTCGAACTTGAACTTAATGATGAACTGGAAGATGATGAACTCAAACTGCTACTTGAACTAGAACTAGATTCACTTGAACTTGAAATAGAATATGAACTTGTGCTACTGCTGCTACTACTTAATGATGAACTTGAACTTGAACTCAAACTTGATGAAAGAGAACTAGAACTTGAACTGCTCAATGATGAACTTGAACTAGATAGTGAACTTGAACTTGATGAACTAGATAGTGAACTTGAACTCGAACTTGAACTGCTTGATGAACTTGAACTCAAACTACTACTTGAACTAGAACTTGATGAACTAGATGATTCACTACTACTTGATGATTCTGAACTTGAACTGCTACTACCCGATGAATCACTACTTGATGAAGATGATACACTACTACTTGAACTCCAACTATCAGAATAAGATGACGAACTTGACTCTGAACTTGAAAGTGATGAACTACTTGAACTTGAACTACTACTTGATGATTTAGAACTTGAACTCACACTTGTTAAATCAATTTCAATCAATACACGGAATTGAATTTCTCTTGTTCCTGATTGATTTGTAAATGTAGATGGAGCATCATCTCCAATTTGATCTCCAGAGTCATACCAATAACCTAAACCAGTCGTATGAATCCTATCTATAAGACCTGAATTACTATAGAATCCAACATATTCTCCTGCTGTAACTGGCAAAGCATCATTAGCAAAATCACTTCCTGAATATAAATTATTCAAACCACTCGTTAGAGCAATCCCTTGAATGTAGTTTTCATCCGTATAACTTGAACCTGATTTTGAGAAAGTAGAAATATCAAATGTTCCTGCTGTATTTACATATGCTTGAATTTGTTTGATATATCCTGATAATGGAACTGCTGCACTACCTGGAGTATTAGGAACGTATGTATAATTAGCTACAGTTGTTTCAGGTTTATCATCTGGTTGTGCAGGACATCCATACCAATAAGTTGATGGTTCATATGAAGATTCAGACTCTGAACTAGATGAAGTCGAACTTGATGACTCTGAAGTTGAACTTGAACTTGACCATGAGTCTGAACTACTTGATGTAGATGAACTTGAAGTAGATGAACTTGAACTAGATCCATCATAATCCATATACATAGACCAATCTCTACTATTATAACTTCCAAATGAAAGAACATATAAATTATTTGGTGAATTATAACTTGAATAAAAAGGATCAATTCCACCTGCTCCTGCTAATGTATCATATCTAATTTCAAGAGGACCTGCTCCAGTTACATTTAAAACAAAACCAATATAATAAACACCTGGTGATAATTTAAATGTATGATTAAATGTAACTTCTTTCCACGCCCAACTTGTATTACTAATAGATGTTATATTACTTACTGCTTGATATCCGCTTTCTGTATAAAGAATACCAGAATTTGCACCACTAGAACTATTATAATCCCATATAACACCCTTAACAGAAGCAACATCACCAGCATCTCTAACTCTACAATAAATATTAAGAGTATCAACTATAGTAATCGGATCGGTGGCAACTACTTTTAAATATAAAGTATAATTTGAGAAGTCTTGATATGTTGATGCTTTAATATCATTGTTGCCTAGTATTGCCATAATTACTCCTTATGTTAATTTGCCAAGTTTTACGCGCAGGTTCCCTTGATCATCATAAACTGTAAATACATCGTTATCCAAATCAAGTTTGGTTCCACCGTCATCAAAATTTGCTGATTGAATTACTCCTGCTGTCAATAGACCAACATCCGCAGTTAAAGCAGATAGATAATCAATAACTAACTGTGCTGGAATTATATAATATCTATATGCTAATTGATAAACATCAGTTAGAGTTAGAGTAAACATTTTTACATATCTTGCTCTTACTGCCAGTGGGAATTTTGCTTGATTATGTTCACCTGGGATCCCATCTATAGTCCAATAGTTTGTTTGAGCATCACTCTCATCTGTAGCTTCAATTAATCTTCCGTTAGAGTCAAGTGTATGATCTCCCTCTGCTTTCAAATAAGTCCAATCATCTCCATTTGCAGAATAACCAAAATAAACTTGACTTGTTGAATTAGAACACCAAACAGATACAACATCTACGTGTTGAACTGTTAATAAATCATACTGCACCCACGATGTTGTATCAAAGGATAGGCCACCCGAGTCAAAAACACTATCCACCAATGATTCAAAATCTGGTATAGGATATTGTGGACTGTTTTCATCTGTTATAACGATTTCACCCTGTTGTAAGCTGGCATTATTATATGCAGTTTCTAAATATCCTTGATCTTTCCACCCCTGAACTGTAGTATTAGGAATTGTATATAAATATGTATAATTTACATCTGTTCCATCCTCACCAAGATATTCAACTTCTTCACTATTAAAGAAACCATTTGACGGTTCATCAATATAATTTTGTATAATTATATCTAGTGCAGTCGTATCAACCTCTGCAATTATTCCATCTACTATATCTTGATATAATGCCATTAGTCATACTCCTTAAAAATCATTTTTTCTATAGTCCATGATTTTTTATAATCTTTTTTCTTTTCTAACTTGGGTGTGTCTTCAAATAATGCTTTATATTGTATTACTGGTAAAGACATTCCATACTCATATGAAACAACTTTATCCAATCCAAATGAATTAACAATGTTTCTTGCATTTATCTCTGTGAAATATAATATATTACCTTGACTCATAAAATCTATTCCAGCAATTCCTCTATAACCATCCTCATACATTACCTTACCAATCTCTTTTGATGTAACCTCAATCTTATCTTTTAAATCTCTTGTAAGTTCTATTGGATATTTACCTCCAACAAATTTAACATCATTTTTAATAATTTGTTCAACTGGTGAAGTTATAAATACATAACCATCATCAAATATAACTATATTTAAGGAAATATTCTTATCCTTTTTAATATAATCAGTTATAATAATAGGATTTATTTTACTGAATGAATCAGTATTTGAATTTATATAATCTTGATCATGTTTTTCTGGGTTATATATTAAAGTGTTTATACCACCATATCCCATAGTTTGAGTTATACATACCTTTTTATTAATTCTATTGATTAAATTATTTAAATTTGGAACACTATAATAGTTAGGTATTAGAGTAACATCTTTTAATTTATCTCTTTGATATAGTTTATTATCCCATGTTAACCATTTCTTATAATTTTCCATTGCAACTATTTGGCATTTATCAACAAAATTACTAATCATATTAAAATAAGGGAATATAATATCATAATAATCAATCTCACATCCATTGCAATTTTCCAAGTGATAGGTTTTCATTTTTAGATAATCACCTAACTTCTTACCAAACGAAAGATATTGTAGTGGTCCCAAGAAGAAAAATTTATTATTCATTTATTCTCCTATCGCTATATATTTAAGTGAACCATTAGCAATTATTGTTGTTCCAGAAATACCACCACTTGATGATGTTATATAGCTAGTTGTAACTTTACCACCTCTATCAGCAAATCCAACATTAGGACAAGTTTGAGTGCTATACCCATCTCCAACCCAACCAACATAATTATAATAAATACCATATGAGGATACTGATCCATTATATGATACTGACCAACCCGCTACTCCTGTATTCTTCTTGGTTGTAAGATTTCCAGATGTAGCTACATGAACTCCATTAACATACAATCTTATATTAAATGTAACTCCCCACCAATGACATTGATCTCCTTTACTATCACCATAATAAGACCAACAATATGAATGTGTATTTCCTGTAACAGTTATAGAGTTTTGTGTTGGTGATACTACACTTGCTGAACTACCTATCCAATGAGCTGTTGGTAAACAAGCAGAAGCAGGAGTAGATGTATATGATTGCCCAAAATTTCCAGTTGATGATTGAACAATTGGCCCAAATCCACCACCAGAACCACTACCAGGACCTAATACTAATTGTGCTTTTGGATGGAAGTTCCAAGTCAATCCATTTCTTATTATTGCACCAGTATTTAAAACTAATGTTTGAGTTTGAGTTTGCCTATTTGCTTGATAAACATCTATATTATCATATGATAAAATGATTTCTGGTGTTTGCTTCCAAATACCTGGTAGTGTATATGCTCTACCATCAGCAGGATTACAAATACCAGAAACAACTCTCTTAACACTTTTATATGTTTGGTGTTGTGCTCCATCCCAATAAAAGAATGTAAGGTTTCCATCTTTCAAAACAGCATAATCATTTGCAGCTCTTCCACCATCAGGTGACACAAAGATTGCATTTTCATCACCATCTAAAATAATATTGTCACTACCAACTACAACCTTACCACCCTCAGAAACATTTATTGATGAACCTGCATAAATATCACCACCATCAATTTTAGTTTGATCACTTGGATGAGTCCAAGATGAATTATCTGTAGCTGTTGCGGGTGGTTTAGTTCCTGTAATATCAGGGTATGCAACTGAATCTTGAGTAGCTAAATTACCCTGCCCTGTAATGCCAGCAGCAGTATTAATTGAAGTTCTATCAGCATCAGCAGGTGGTTTAGTTCCTGTAATATCAGGGTATGCAACTGAATCTTGAGTAGCTAATGCACCTGCATCTGTATTTGCAATACCTGTAGTTCCTGATCGAAATGTTACAACACCACGAATATTCAATGCTCCTGTTTGACCATCCCAATGTAGTTCAGGTTCAGTTACTCCACCCAACCTTAATTCTTCTTGCCCTTCATATAAATTGATAATCATACCATCTGTATCAGTTGGGTTTGGACTCTGAATGAGTCCTGCTGCAACAGTTCCTAAATTTGCAGAGATAGCAGCTAGATTGTTTGCTACAATTTGTTCAGCAATAACTTGATCTGCAAACACTAACTCATAAATAGTTGTAGTATTAGTTAATATGAATAATCCTAACTCTTTAGCTACAAGTCCTTGTGGGAATAGAGCAGAATTAATACTGCCTGCTCCTGCACTTGCAGTCCAATAATTAGCAATAGCATCTGCTGCATCCGTAGCTGCTGCAAGTCTACCACCTGTATATAGTGCATGAGTTGATCTTGCCTTTAAATAATTCCACGAAGTATCATTTTGATCTTTATAACCTATATAACAATTGAATGTTTTATTCGCCCAGACAGAAACTCTATCTTGAATAGACTCCATTGGGAATGATACACTAACCCAATCACCGCTATCATATGCTACACCACCAGAAGCATTAACATGATCATATAGAGAAGCTAACTGTGCTGTGGTTCTTGAATCATTATCAGTCCAAGTTAATCGCTCTGTCAATTCACCTTCAATTGAATCAGCAGCAATCTTTAAAGGAACACCATTAACAATATCAGACCTAAATCCAACACCGAATACATCCCAAGGTTTAACAAACACTCTATATGTAGTATCAGGATCAAGACCATATTCAAAATGAACAGTTGTATTATATCCATGATCTCCAACCACAGTTGTTGGAACTGTATTAGTATCAAGGAATACTTCGAACTTCTCCATATCATTATCAGCAGGTGTTATATTACTCCAATCAATCTTTAAACCATTATATACGTTTGTAACGCTTGGAGTTAGACTTCTCATATCAGGAGCAGGATTTCTTGCATATCCATTTGGAATTAACGCAGGTGTTACAGATAGGTTTCCATATATATCCCTACCTTTCAATTCAAATTTTATATTCCTTATTGGAGTCCCGTTATCAAGTTGATTCATTGAATATGTATAGATGAATTTATTATCAGTAGTCCACTCATATCTTAAATGAACATCCCCTGTTGTCAACACTTCAATTTGATAATCTTTTAATGTAGTTAGAGTATTATCAACTAACTCTGCTGCATGCTCTGGTAATGCTGATGTTGAATCTGTTGGTAATGCATCTCCAGTTACTAACTCAAGTGCATCCCATTCAATCTCACAGTTTTTACCATTGAATGTCCAATTATTAGGACCATTTATAACTTTCAATCCTGTAATATCTGAAGGAACTGAAGGATCTGCATAAATTACAACTCCAGTTAATTCTAACCAAGAGGACTGAACTCCAAGACCTCTTGCTCTTACTCTAAAATCATATGTCCCACCTTCAATAGGTCTGAAATCATACATATTATTAACAGTTGTAACAATATCTGAATATGCTCCGCTCTGATCTTTATTTTGAACTTCATAATGTGAAAATCGAGTATCTGTTGTATGAGTCCATGAAAAGATTGCACCAAATAATGAATTTTCACCATCAATATATGAGTATTCTTCAACCCAAGGATTAGTTGGTGCTGTTATTGGAGTTGATGTATCAGGAACTGTTGTATATGGTAGAGGATCAAATGTCTTACCTTCATCTACTCTTGCGAATTTGTTAGCATCATAAAATACAGCATTGATCTCATATGTATTACCTTCTAATTCGGTTATTCTTACAACTCTAAACTCTCTTGGATATACATTTGTAGAAGTCATTATCCAAACAGAATCAAGTTGAGGAACATCCGCAGAAGCCAATTCACTCTTTAAATTAATAACTGTATGTTCATTACCATCTGGATTATTAGTTATTTTTAAATCTTCTTGAATTGTTCCATCATCTTTTATTAATGAAATTGTATATATTTCACCTGGTTTCAATACAACTCCAACATCAAGAGTTATTTGTGTAGTAGAGGCAACCACAACTCTTCCACCCATTCTTTTATTAGCATAATGATTGTCGGCAACAGATACAATTGAACCAGGAAGCACATCCATTTGATCAAGACCACATTTATAACTAACAATTTGAGTTTCATTCTGTTCGGTTTCAAGAATCCATTTGCCAAATCTATATGCTTGACCTCTACTTGTGCAACCATAAGCTACAACATCAATAGGTCTATAACCATATCTTTTAATACCATCAGCATCTTCAACCGATTCAACTGTTAATTTATAAGAGTCATTTGGGTCATTCCAAGATACATTAGCAACTGTATGTCTTCCTTTTAAAGAGGATCCTTCATAAGCAAATACACCATCAATAACATTTGAATTTGTAACTAATTTTGTTGGATCTTTAGGATGATCTTGTGAAATTGTTGCATAACCACTTGCCCACATTGGCATTGCTCTAAAGTTTGAGGCAATCATATTGATTGCATGAATGGCATCTGCTCTACTTGACATAACTCCATTGAATGTAAATCTTGGTTCAACAGAACCATATCCATCATCAACTATTTCATCACAATATTGAGCTATTGTATATAAAGACCACTTATCAACAAGTGTAGGATCCAATCCTAAACCATATCTATCATTAGTTAATAAATCATAGTATACCCAAGCAGGGTTATTACACCAAGTAGCAGTTTGAAATGTTCCATTCCATACAGGGGGATATGTAGCTGCTGTATTTGTATCAATATTATAAGGAGTATAACCAGTTGGTATTAATATTTCCACACCATCTAACTCATATGCCCTTGATGGAACTTGACTACCAAATAGTTGTGAATTTAATGTAATACCTATTAATGCTGAATCAGGATATATAAGACTTCTATTAATAATTTCTGTATATGTTGCCCAATATAAATCCCATTGTTTTTTAACTGAATCTGCATCTTCACTGACTCTTATAACCTTGATGTTATAAGGAAATGTTCCTGTCCCATATTGAGATATATTTTGAATTTTAACACTGAATTGATATGCGGAAACACACTTGCCATATTTTGTGCCTGAATGAACTAACTCATACCCACCACCAGCACTTTGAACATAAATTTCATAAGCAATTGTGGTTTTTATAATATCACCCAAATCTGTTTGTTCAAATAAAGAAGGAATATGTAATGTAACTCTAATATCTTCAACATCAGATGAAGTTATAGATCTTACAATTCCACCACCTAATTTTGTAACTTTTGTATTAACAGTCTTTTCAGATTCGGATGATTGGAAACCAGCTAATGATATTGGAGTTTGAATCCCAGAAGGACTTCCATATTTAAATTCAGTTTGAACTCCCTGAAAAGCATATTCATCCAACGAAGATTGTAACTGAACATTATTTATATATATTGATTTATCGTCATTAACCAAACCTTTAATTTTACCTTCACATAATAAATCAACAAATCTAATATGTGATCTTGATTGAAGTGTGTTTTCATCTTCAAATGGAATATAAGGATCTTCAGCATCAGGAGCTCCGCCACCAGAACCAGAGATATTTAATTTTTTTATATTTTTTTTAGGCATTTATACAACAACCTCCTCTATATCAAGGGCAGATGAAATGACTGTTGAACCTACTCTCATTCTCCCATAAACAATAGGTAGACTTCCTCCCTGCTCAATAGTATTAGTTGCACCATCAAAAATAAATGAAGGTCTTTCTTCCGGTTTTTCTCTCTGACCATAATCTGCCACTTTAGGAACTGGGGTTAACAATTGAACAATACCTCCAAACACCATAGCACCACCCATCATCATCATTTGTATACCTGTTGCTTTGTCGCCATAAATAAACATAAGTGCGCCAGCTACAATTAAAACCACTCCAAGAATAATAGTTAACCACCCTGAATTACCACCTGCTCCTTCTGTTGCTGGAGATATATGAAAATCCCCTTTTTTGAAATTCATCCTTACTGTATCATCATTTAAAATATCACCATTATCTAAATCTTCACCACGAACAACTCTATATTTTCCTTGGGGGTTAATCATTTTAAGGAATTTACCTTTTGTTTGTGAGGATATAGCTCTTATTGCTTCACCAACAGATTGAACATCCAAAGTCCATTTCTTACCGAACTCTTCTGCTAACTCTCCGTATAAAAAAATATCTCTTAACATCCTGTATACCTCAAATAACCACTAATGAAATTTTTATATTGTCCTATTTGATCTCTTTTTGATAAATGTCCTACTATGTGATGAAGGATTAATCCTCTATCTAAAATAACACCTGAATGATTAACAACAGGTGCATCTATTTTCATAAACACTCCATCTCCCGGTCTCACGTTAGAGATCTCAATCTTTTTAAAACCCACTTTTTTGAAGTTATCTTCAAGTAATGATGGATCTGTTTTCCACCACTTCCATTCTCTTGGAATATTTTTAATTAATATCTTTTTTTCAATTCTATAATAATCTCTCACAAGACTGAAACAATCATATACCCCATGAAAAAATGATCTACCAATTAAGTCTTGAGGTTCAAGTTGATCACCCCAAAATATAGTATCTCTGGGATGTCCATTTTTCATATTTATAATACCCCAAGGTTTTGCAGTTGCAATCTGTTGTTGCATATCTTTCTTTGATGCATGAGGATAATTAATATGAGAATGAACAATACAATCTATTTCTTTTTCATATTGTATAAAATAACTTGGGTCAATTTTAAAATCAGTTTCTTTATTCTTTGCAAGATTTTTCATTGGAATATATTCATTTTTAATAAAAAATCCACATGATTCTTTAGGAAACTCGCTCACTGCGTGCTGTTTTGCAGCACCAACTAATTGTTTATCAAAGTATTCTTTCATTTTTATACCCTCAATTTTCCGACACTTGGATATGATCTGGTTGGTAACGGTTGTGGTTTAACTTGAACCCAATCTGAAATAGCATCCTGCCATTGCCATAATATATTTGGAATTATAACAATCTGTAACCAATAATCTCCATCTACTGGAGCTACTGGAGCTGTTTGATGGATTGTTATTGTTTCACCGCCTGATAATCTATTACAAGCATATCTTAATTCACAATCTCCAAGACGTCTTCCACAAACATCTTCAGAAGCAGTTGTTGTATAGTTTCCATTTTTTATGAAATAAGATGGACTTCCGGAATTTTCTTTTATATATGGGCAGGTAGCATCATCATAACTAAATGACCCATCAACATAAATTCTATAGTTATGTAAACAAGTGTCTCTTAAAATTTGTCTTTTTGGTAATTGAATACCCTCAAAATCCATATAAGCAGACAACTCAAATTGAATTGTAAATTTATCTTCTGCTGTTTTTCTTTCAATAACAAATATATCATATGGGAATGTTGCTGTTGGGTCTGCTTCTGATTCTCCATCAAGATATTTTTTGAAAGTCCTAATTCTTTTAAATTCAGCACCGACCATATCTTGATAATCTATAACATATCTTGAAAATGATAAAAGAACATTACTAACTGTTATTTTAGGTCTTGGGAGTTGACCGTCCCCTGATACTTCCCACCCTTCTGTTTTCATATGAATTGGTATGTAAGTTAACCCCCCAAAAACAATAGGGGTATTATTATCTTTAGTTACAGGAGTAAAATATAAAATTGTATCACCACCTATACCTGTTAAATCAAGTTGATACATTTCAACCAAACGTCCGGGTGATAATTCCTGTATATCAGATGCGACCTTTACATTAGTTGTCATGTGTATAGAACCTCTCAAATGTTGCTGTTATTTTAAACCAACCAGGTGATATAATTGTTTTATTCCAAGTTTCGCAAATAAATTCCTGTGTTGTAACCTCATCTAATGGAATCCATTTAAATGCTATATACCCCTCTTTTCCTTCTAAAAATGATTCGATGGTTAGAGCTCCTGTTGTATCAACAACCCAATCTAAATTCCAACTAGGAACCTCTGTATTGACTCCATCGGCAGTTCGTTGTTTAAATTGTGTTCCATCTATGTTAGCTACCAAAGTCCTTTTGAGACTATCTTTTGGAGATTGATATGTTGGGTTTATACTTGGGAATGTATCCATTTATTAATATCCCCTTTGAGTTTTATTCATCATACCACCAGGTCTCATTTCATTTGCTAAAACCATTTTAGTTCCTTCGATAACTGCTCTTTGAATATCTTTTGCTAACTTTTCTTTATCTTGATCTGAACCACCTGCACCGGACTGAACATTTATATTATTATTTACAACAACTCCACCTTGACCCCAAGCAGATTGTAATTTATTATTTGGAATGATTTTACCTGCTGTTCCTGGTGAAAATAATTCCGGACCTTTCTCTCCTACTAAATAACCTTTTCCTGATTGAACCGGTCCACCTGCTGCCTTTGGTAATCCTAAAAATGATCCAGACCCAGTAGATGATGCTGATGATAATGCTCCACCATATGTAGATGATCCTCCACCTGCTGTTGTTGTTCCAATTGATCCACTTCCTGCAGCAGCACCACCTATTGAAAATGCAGCTCCAATAAGCATATTGATTAGACCAGCAGCTGCCTTTTGAGCAAGTAGTTTTGCAAGATATTGAAGGATTCCAATAACCATATCCCTAAACGCATCCTTCACATTCTTGGTTCCCATAATGATTTGTTCAAATGCAGACCCCAATGAAGATTTTGTAATTTCAGCAATTTCCATTAACCATTTATGCTCTTCTTCAAATTGTTTTCTTAACAATACTGCTTTTTCAGATTGATACCAAGCATCAATTCTTCTTTTCTCTTCTGCTGTCCATTTATGTTTTTCAATTATTTCTTTATAGTGTGCATCAAGGTCAGCTAATTCTGATTCATATAATTGTTTTAGAGCTGCTCTATATTGAGGACTGAACTCGGCAAGTATACCAAGTTGTTTTCTATATAATTCAACTGTTGCGTTGAGTCTTTCTTTATTCTGGTCTCTGAAGAACTGTTGTTTTTCTTGTGCTTCTTTTTTCTTTCTTGCTATTTCTAATTCTTTTTCTAATAATGGTATTTTTGCTTTTAGAGTTTCTAACTGTTTTTGTTCTTCCGTGGTTAATACTTTACCAGCACCAGCAGATTTGAGTAACAAATCATATTGTTTTTGATATTCTGCTATCTTTTCTTCATTTGCTTTCCTTGATTTTTCAGAATCAGTCATTCTTAATTCATCAAGTTCAGCTTGAATTGATTTATTAGCATCTTTTATAGTTTGAATATATTCTTTATGAATAGATTCTTTATTAGCTGTATTTTCTTTAGCTAATTTTAATAACAACTCCTCTAATTCTTTTCTTCCTTCATATTCTTTTTTAGCTGAAATAACTGCTTGTTCATATCTTAATTTTTCTTGAGCAATTTGAGCAGCTACAGTTGCACCGCTTGTATTCAATATATTAATCTGGGTTTCTTTTATTAACGCTTGTAGAGAATTTTGTAAGTCAGCTTCTTCATCATAATATTCTTTACTTGCTTCTTTTTTCTTTGAAACTCTCAAGTCTTCTAATGAATTTAGCAATGCAGTCTTTTGAGTTTGAGTAGAAGTGCTTTCCTGGACTGCTCTCTTCTCTGCATCTATCTCCATATCTATTCTATCAAGACTTGATTGTAAAATAGCTCCCTTTGCATTATTCAATTCAATAGCTATTGCTCTTATACGATTTGCATTTTTAGTATGTAAATCCTCTTGTATTTTAAGATTTTTCGCTGTTGCGTCTGCTTCTAATGAATCATAATGATCATTGATTGCTTTTGTCATTTCACGTTTGGTTTTAGCTAATGCAGGTGAATCCGGATTATCTTTATCTTCGTTTGGTTTATATGCTTCAAGATCTCTTTTACGATCTGTTGCTAATGCTCTCAATCTCTTTTCTTGTGCTTTACCCACAACTTCTGTGTCTTTTCGTAAGTCAAGAATTTTCTCTTCAATCTGTCTTACTTTCTCTAATTCTTTCGCAGCTTTACTCACAGGAGGAGTAACAAGTCCAAGTCTTATTGCTTCATGTAGACTTAAATTCATTTCCTTCAAGTGTTCTATAATAACTGGTAATGCTTTTATCCAAGATTCAAAGTTTGATTCTGCTTTACCTTTTAATACTC